TCATAACGGCTCCCATGTGAAGTTGAACTCCCAGTACGCGCCGACGTGGTACTGCGGATCAATGGTGCTGGCGAATAGTTCGATCAGGTGTTCGCCCGGCGGCAAGTCGATGCTGCCGACGGCAAAAGCCGGTGCCATCGCGCAACCGAGTTGTTCGCCAACGGAAGCACCCGACGCGATCACAACGCCGTTGACGCGAGTTTCCGCTTGCTCGTAGCCCGTGTCCTGACGTTCCACGACGCCGACCATGTTGATGGTCAACCGCATCGGAACGCAGAGGCACACTCGGCGCGAGGCGGTTCCGAACTGCGTGTTGGGATTCGGCCCGCCGCAGTTGGCCGAGTCCTCGAAGGCGATGCGGAGCAACCAACCCTCGCCGGTCCAGACCGTCCCGCCGAACGCTTCGGTTTGCCACGGGTATTCGGGGCACGCGCACGAGCCGCTTCCCGATCCGGAGCCTGTGGAGCCACTGTCGCCGGACACCGAGCCATCGCTGCCCGAACCGGAATCGCCCGACATGGAGCCGCTGACGCCTCCCGACCCCGGAATCGAACCGCTCGCGCCGGGCACGGAACCGGAACCGACACCGGATTGCATGCCTGAACTGGAAGTCGAGCCGGACCCGCTGCCACTCTGTGATCCGCTTCCGCTTTGCGACCCACTGACGCCCGAGCCCGGCCCGCTTGATCCACCGCTGACCGAGCCGGGAGTCGAGCCGCTGGAACCGATTCCACTCGATCCCACGCCGGAGGAACCAGTTGACCCCGTCACGCTGCCCGAGGAGCCACTGTCCCCCGACAACCCGCTTGAACCGAAGCTGCCGCCGGATGACCCACTCTCCCCCGAAGAGCCACTGAACCCCGAACTTCCCCCCGACGATCCACTTTCGCCGGACGACCCGCTCGAACCCTCTTGGCAACAGCCCAGCGCATACACGGGCACGCTGTTCGCCATCTCGACGAAACGCATTAGATAACGCCCGATGCGCGGGAACTCGCAGGTCGAGTAGCCGTAGAGCGGCACGCCGCCGGCCAAACCGAGGAATCGCGCCAACACCCGCGGCACTTTGTCCTCGAACGCAACCGGTCCTGAACCCGAACCGGGGCACCCGAGCGCGAACAGCGGCGCGTCGCCGGTTCGCCCCACGAAGCGCGCCAGGTAACGCTGCGATTGAATCACTGGTTGATGTCCACCACCTTGCACGCGAACAGCGTCTGCCACGTCTTCGTCGCAATGTCGTAGCGCTGCACTTCGCCGGGGTAGTAGCCATCGGCGTCGGGCACGTTGCTGGTGATGAGCACGTGCGCTTGGAAGTCGCCATCATCGAGCCGCACGACAGCCCAGCGTTCGATGGAGCCGCTCGGTTCGACCCACAGCACCCGCGCCGAACCGTGCGGCACATTCCGCAACCAACTGGTTTCACCAATCTCCACCGCCGCGAAGTCGTAGAGTTGGGCCGGATCGACCCGCAGTTTCACCGGCGTCACGCCGGCAACAACCCCACGTCCGACCGCGTTCGCCGCGAGCGGTTCGAGCAAGATCGCGAAGCGTTCGCAGTTCGTGGGGTTGCTCGGTGTCACGGCGTCGAACGTGGTTCGGTTCTGGAACTCTTGCAGGTTGTCCGTCGGCGTGATGATTGGGGCATTGAGCGCGACGACCGCGAACCGATTGAGGTCCGCGCCGGTGGCGTTCCGAACCTTGACGATGTCGGCTTGCCGGAACGCGGCGTCTGCGTCGCGGTCGGTTTCGTGCAAGCGTCCGCGCGCGAACTTCGCCGCGTCGAGGAACGCGTTGTAGGCCGCTGCTGGAATCTCCAGCCGCTGACCGGGCGTGACGTTCTTGAACGGATCACCGGGCACGTCAGCCTCCGATCCCGAGGAGCGCGAAGTTGCCCGGTTCGTAAACTCGCTCGATGTAGACCGACTCCGGCTGCTTCACGAGTACCTTCTGGTCTTCGACATCGCCATAGCGCACCCAGAGGTATTCCCACCCCTTCTTGTTGATGTTCTGGATGTCGCCGACCTGAAGGTTGACTGCGTTCGGGCTGGCCGCGAACTGGTAAGTGATTTCCCATTTCTCCAGTCCGCGCCGCGAACCGGACGCGCCGAGGAACAGCACCTCGCCGGCCGCGAACCCCTTGAACGGCGCGTTGTTGACCTTGCCCGTCAGGCTGAAGACCGTCAGTTTGTAGCCGTGCGTGACCAGCGCCACCGGGATCGAATATGCTTCGGAGAAACGGAACACCGGCAAGGTAATGTCGGTCCCCTCAACCGAGTCGTTGTTGAAGCCGATCGCGCCCTTGAGATCAGGCGCGATCTTGCCCGGCTTGGCGTGCTTGGCCACCGTCTGGAGCGATTGTGTGATGTGCTGGGTGCCGCCCGACGTCTCGAACGTGTAACTCGGTCCGAGCGGGGTTTCGGGTGTGACTGGGTCGCCGCCACCGGGCGGAGCTTCACCTGCAAGTGGTTCCTCTCGCCCGTACCGCACCGATACGTCCCAGACCCCGCCGCCCTTGTGGTCAATGTGATAGTTTTGGAAGATCATCCCCCGGAAGATGGCCGGGATCGTCGCCTCGACCAGCGCCCGCACGTCGAGGTCGCTCTCCGTGCCCAGCACCGCGAACAAGAGATCGACCGACGGGCTATCCGGCCCGACTGTCGCCCCGCCGCTGTCGAACTTCTCGATGATGATCGCCACGCCTCACCTCACGCGAAGACCAGCCCGCCGTGGACCGCCGCGACCGCGATCTTCTTGACGTTGTCGTTGATCTGATCGACCGCCTTGGCGGTGCGCTCGTTGAGCGATTCGCCGCCCAGCCCGCGGACCGCCAGCGCGTTGAACGTCCCCTGCACATCGACCTTCTTGGACAGGTCAATCACTTCGTCGAGCGAGGACATCGACCCGGATTTCGCCTTCGGCGGCACACGGTTGCCCGCCTCGTCGCGTTTGCGTTCCGCTTCCTTCACCGCGTCGCGGAGTTCGTCAGCCGCCTTCTTCACGTCGTCCATCGCTTCGGCGGCATCCGCCCGGCGAGCGTCGTTGGCTTCGCGCTGCCGGCGCGCCCGCTCGTCGAGGATCTGGTTCTTGATCCGGTCGCGGTTGCGATTGATGTTCTGGTCGGAGAAGTCGAAGTTCTCGCGCAAGTTGCGGGCAAACGTCTCAAAACCGAGCTTGTCCGCGACCCATGCGGCGGCCTTGAACAGCTTCTCGATGGCGAACGCGAACGTGCGGGCGATCCACGCCGTGAAGTCCCAGAACATGAGCTTCAACCCGGCCACGACATCGTGCCAACCGTCCACGAAAACGCCCTTGAAGGCATTCCACTTCTCGGTCCACCACAACACCGCTTTCGCCCATTCGAGATTGACTGCGGCCAGCGCGACCTTCGCGGCCAGTTCGAGGTCGCCGGCCTGGATCGCCGCGACGATTCCGCCCCACGCGGTCTTCGCCGTCTCCGCGAAGCTCTGGAACCCCGCGCTCAACTCATCGACCATCTTCTGCCCGGCTTCGGTCTGCGTGACGAACAGGTAACCGAGTCCAACCAACACAGCGGCGACGATGCCGATCGGTGACGCCAGCGCCGCGATTGCGGAACCGATAAAGCTGATGACCGTGCCGAGCGCCGAGAAGATGGTGATCAACCCACTGATGGCGAAGCCCACCAGACTGACGGTTACACCGAGCGCGACGAGCGCAGCGCCGACCCCGAGTACGATGGCCGTGATCTTGGCGATGGACACGACCAGCCCGCGATTGCGGTCGATCCATGCAGCAACATTCCGCGAGGTCGTGATGATCCAGTTGGCCAAGTCCATGAGCGACGGCACGAGCGCCGCACCGACCGCGAAAACCCCGCGTTTGAGAACGGCCCAGAGGATGTCGAGCGCGTCGCCGAACTCCTCGGCTGCCCGCGCGTCCTCCGTGGAGATGGTCAGACCGAGTGCGCGGGCCTTCTCCTGCAACTCCTCGATGCCCTTGGCACCGCCCGCCACGAGGGGTAAGAGTCGGGTGCCCGATTTGCCGAACAGGTCCATCGCCAGTGCCGCGCGCAGGGCCGGGTTCTCGATCCGGCTCAGCTTCTCGGCCAAGAGCTTGAACTGTTCCTCCGGGCCGAGGGCCTTGAGGTCCGCTATCGTCAGTCCGAGCCGGGCGAGCGTGTCGGCGGCTGTCTTTGAGCCGCCCGCGGCATCGACGAGGACTTGTTGCATCCGCCGGATGGCCGTCTCGAACGTCTCGAGGTCGGACCCCGACTGGCTGACCGCGAAGGCGAGTTCCGAGAGTGATTCGACGGCAATCCCCGTGCGTGCACTCATCTTGGCGATCTGGTCGCCGGTGTCGGCGAAGGACTTGACAGCCAAGACGAGGGGTGTAGCGAGCGCCGTACCAAGACCGAGGAACTGCGTGCCGAGGCTCGTGATCCCCGCACCGAAGGCCTTCAGCTTGGCGGATGCGGCGGCGAGTCCGCGCGTCAGCCGGTTGTCCTTGATGAACAACTCGACGTAGGCCGCGCCCGCACGAATGCCGCCCGCCGACACCGCCATTGCTTACCCTCCCTTCGGTCTGTCCACGAACACTTGCTTCAGGACCGCGATGCCGACCTTCGCCGCAACCGGTTCCTTACGCCGTAGGTGCGGGTTGAAGTCAGCCGGTTGGAACGGGCGGGTCTTCTTCGGGTCGCGGTGCGCGTTGGCGAGGAGCGCGAGCACGGCGGACGTGTGCGCCCACCGCTGTCGGCTGTCGGCCTCGGCCATCGTCAGGAGTTCGCGGAGGGTGAAGGGGCCAGGGTCGAGGCCGAGGACGCCGGCGAGTTCCCAAACGAGGCGATCAACTTGCTCGCTGCCTTGTCCGCGTCGAACGTCTCGATGACCGTCTCGGCGTGAATCAGGAGCTTGTCCCGCACCTTCCGCCCGGCCGAGAGCACCTTCGTCAGGCTGGCCCGCGTCCGGGCGTCGGGGAAAAAATCGATCAACTCCTCGACGAACGCATCGGCAGCGAGCGTGATCGCGTCGCCCGCCAGCGCCCGGCCGAAGTCCTCGTCCGAGACGCTCCTCGCGTCCGCCTCGTCCTTGCACAGGCAGTAGAGCACGTCGGCCAGTTGGACCGGATCGCCCACGAGCGCGCCGAGTGGTTTGAAGCCATCGTCGATGAGCTTGTAGAGGTCGACGCCGACCAACCCGCGGACGCGCTTGATCGCGGCCACGTTGATCGTCACGGTCCAGACCCGCCCGGCGTTGTCGCGGAAGCTGTGCATCCGACAAACCCTCCAGTATGAATGGCGCAACCCGGCACGCGGGCCAAATCCCTACCTGTTTGAATGGCGCTCTGGTCACTTCCGCAGGACGGGGATGTCGATCGGCTGCCAGTCGGCATCGGTCTTCTTGGCGATGCAGACGGGAATCGCGAGCGGTTCCCAAGTGTCCGTGTCGGTTTTCGCCACCGGCCGCAGCCGCGCTGCCCGCTCGGCGCTGCCGCCGAACATCAGCACCTTTCGGCCGCGCTCGGTGGTGCAACAGACCACCGCGATCAGTTCGTTCGTGTCGGCTCGGAAGATGCCGCCGCCCGAATCACCGGAGGAGACGCTCAACTCCATCGGCAACTGCCCGTCAGGCGTCTCCGCACCGGTAGTCTTCCCGTTCTCCCGATTGCCCGGCTTGTCGATGCCGTAGCCCATGTGCCAGACTTCCGTTCCCACGGGCGGGTTCTTCGCCGCGAGGTTGGCGAACGGCAGGTCGTCCACCGCCGCGTCGGTCACGAGCCAAGTGAGGTCCGCGTCCGTGTTCCGCGCCGCAACGGTGACCGCGAGCGTGCGACCGTCTTTCAGCGTGAACGTGCCTCGACTGCCGACCCCACCAGTGCAGTGCGCGGCAGTGAGGATGTCCCACTTCCCGTCGCTCCGCTTGGGACCGATCACGGTCGCGGTGCAACCCGCGTTACCGAACCGCAGCTTGCCGATGGCTTGCTCGGCGTTGGCCTTCCCCGGCGGCTTCGGTTCGGGTGCGGGTGGCACCTGCCCGCAGCCTTCGATAGTGACCGTGACCTGGCTCTCCTCGACGACCAGCCCGTCGTCGGTCTGTCGGATGACCAGCAACTCGATCTCGTAGGTGCCGGGATGTGCCGCGAACTCCAACACGCCGCGCGGCGTGGTTGCCCGCTGCACGTCCTTCGCCGGGTGAACGCGCCAGAGGATCGCGGCCTTCGGATCGACACCCTCGGCGCGCAATCGCACCAGCGAGTGTGGCTTGTACTTCGTCTCCCCCGTGATGCGAACGGGCTGGTTTGTGTCCGCCGCGCCAACCGACGCGGCCACGAACAACAGAATCCCAATGCAGGCAGTACGCATGATGCTCCTTGGGTTCAAAGGTCAGGAGATGGAGGTCAGAAGACAGAGGTCGGTGAATGCACTGCTGTCCTCTGCCCTCTGATCACGGTGGTGGCGGCGGCGGAACCGTCATCCACTCCGGCGGGTTCTCCGAGTACGTCGGCTTCACGGTCACGCTGACCGTGATCGCCTCTTCCAGCGGCTCGTTGCGGCTGAAATTGGTGACGGCGCAGGCGGCGCGCAACCCCTGCGAACCAGCCGTTTCGATGTCGCCGTCCATGACCGCGAACTCGATGGAGGTGTGGTTGAGGAACGCATCGCGGAGGGCCGTGAAATCGTCGTCCTCGGTGTCCCACACCATCATGAACTCGATGGAGCCGTCCTTGAGCGTCGCCACGGTTGCTCGCCAACCGGCGTTGCCGCGTGTCGTCACGTCGGCCTCGCCCGCTTCGAGGTTGAGCGTCACGTCCTTGACGTTCTCGATCTCGTTCCACGCCGGCGCGGGGTGCGTGCCGGTGTTGCGGTAGAGCTTGGCGTCAAGTCCGAGCCTCACGCTCATCGGTGTCTCCTCAGCGAACCGAGTTCTTCCACAAGGCCGACAGTTGCGGCTTCTCGGCCTCGAATGCCGGACCCATGAACGGGCGCGAGCGATAACGCGCTCGCTTCCGACCCTTCCGCGTTTCCAGAACCGTGTCGCCACCGTGTTCCAACAGGCGCGGCGCTGCCGAGCCTTCGCGGATCAACGTCGGCCCGATCACGACCGATTGCCGATCCGCGTCGTAGGCGAAGAGGATGAACTTCCGCAGGAGGCCAACGTGCGAATATGGCGGCTGCCCCGGCGGACTCGTCCCCTTCCGCTTCTTGATCGAGGTCTTGGCCCGCTGCCGCACGAACGCCCCGAACCGCGACAGCACTTTTCGCGTGGCCTTGTCCACCTTCTGTTGCACCGCTGCCCGGTCGAAGAAGCCCTGCTTCGCGGCCTGGAAGCTCAGCCCGATCATGCGTCACCGCCACACGCGGAAGGTCAGGGTCAGCAGGCTCGTGAACTGGCGGAACTCGTCCAGGTGTTCCGGCGCGTACACCGGGACATTTTCGACTTCGGTGCAACGGGCCTGCGGGTAACCCGCCAGCGGGTGCGACCGGAAGTGGTCGGCGATTTCCTCCACCAGTGCCATGAGCGCATCGAGGTTCCCCGACGTCGGGTCGAGCTTCTGCTGCACCGCCACGTCGATCTGGTAATCGAAGCTGTCGCGGTTGCGGTCGAGTCCCTTGCTCACCACCGACCGCGGCACCACGCTGACGCGCAGTTCGGTCATCTCCGACAGCTCGAACCGCGGGAGGTAGTGCCGCTCCGCCGTCAGCGTTTGACTGAATGTGGTCGCGTTCAACTGGGCGACCACGGCGTCGGCGATCTGCACAATCGTCGCGGGCATCAGGCGGGTTCCTTCGGCACGAGCGCCCGCACGATCTGGAGGATCAGGTCGTCGAGCGACGTGCCCGTTGCCCGCACGATCTCGGTAAGCACCTCGCTGTGAACGATGGCCCGGAGGATCGGAGCGGCCTCGCCGGTGTTGGCCCCGCTGCCGCGCAAACTGATCAGTTGCCGTAAGAAATCGAGCATCACTCCACCCCCACTTGTTTGGTGTGAATCCGAAGCACCTTCCTGTACACATCCGACCAGCGCCACGGCGGTTCCTTGCCGGGTGCCATCACCTCGTACACGAACGTCTTCTCGCCCTGCGTTTCTCGAATCGTGTCACCTCGCTCGGGTAACACGGTCGCAGTACCCAACACCAGGTCCGCCGCGTGGATGAGGAAATCGCGGTCGGTCCACTCCATCCGCACGCCCCCGTAGCCGTCGTCAAGCTTCAGCAGCGTCCGACCGATGGTCGCCTGCATCGTGACTTCGACCGCCCCGCGTCGGTACACAACCGGTCGCGAGGCGTGTTCCTTGAGCATGTCGGCCAGCCAGTCGGAGCCGGTGCGGAGCAGATCGGGCATGACTTCCTCACTGGCTCATGCGGATGCGAACCGTGGCGTCGGCATCCGCAGCCGCCTTCACAACCTTGCCGAGCAGTTTGTTGCCGGCGGCCGTGGCCGTGGCGACCTTCGCCACGTTGTCCCAGTACGCGAGCGCGCCAGCGGCCAACCCCGTCCCCCCTCCGGTCGCCTTGGCGAAATCGAAGACCCCCTCGACCGCCAGCGCGCCGGGGACGTTCGCGGGGATCGGTTGCTTGGCGACGCCGATCAAGTCGCCTTGCACAACCACCTCACCTGCGGCGACTGCCGCAACGGGCGTGTAGTCGATGGAGCATCCGTCTTGAACGAACACTGCCTGTGCCATCGTTGAAACTCCGTGGGATGACGCATCGTGAGGATTACGCTTCGCCCTTGGCCTTCACGCCGCCGCGCGGGTCTTGCAGAGCGACGCCGAAGTCGTGGTAGCCGCGCATCTGCACGCCCAGAACGTTGAAGTCCGCCTCGGCGGTCTCGATGGTGGGCGACTCTTGGCCGTTCAAGAACGCGACCTCGATCACCGGCAGGTCCGTTGGCTCGGCCAACAGATACCACGCCTTCGCGGAGAAGCCGGGATACTTCGCGTTGCCGAGATACCGGCTCACTTCGACCCGGAACTTCCCTTGGTGCGGGTTGGTGATCGGGTACTTCGCGGTCGATGTGTTGTCGCGCAGTTCCATCGACTTGAAGAGCTGCGAGCCGATGGCCGATAGCGCGGTCGGCACGAGCAGGATCGCCGGCATGATGCCGATTGGTTTGCCGTCGCCATCGACCTGATCGAGGAACGCGACCTCGCCGGCGGTGAGCCCGTCGATACCGAGGGCCGTCCCCGCGCCGGAGATGTAGTTGTTGTTGCCGGCGACGAAGAACGCCGCGTTGTTCAGGAAGATGGTCCAGAACACGTCGTTGATCTTCAGGCCCGACCCGCGACCGAGTTTCTGCGGCACGGTCGTGATCGCGCCCAAGTCATCGTTGATGATGTCGCGGCGATCAATCGAAAGCATGAGGCCGTAGGTGTCGGCCTTATTCGAGTACGTCTCGTTGCCGAGCGTGCCGTGCTTGAGTTCACCGCCAGCGGGAACTTGCTCGTACTGGTCCTTGCCGACCAGCCGGTAGCTCGTCACCGTCTTGAAGTCGCTAACGTTGCGGACAGCACAGACGTTCCGCCACGTCCGCTCGACGGAGAAGAAGCCGTCGAGCAGGAACTTGTTGGCGACATTCGACAGGATGCCCCCAATGTCCACCGTCGAGAACCCGGCCTCGACCCCCCGACCGAAGGCGTAGCGCAGCACCGCCCGCGAGTCTCGGAAGTTGCGGCCGGTGTAGCCGTTTGCCCAGGCCGCTTCGAGCAACAGTTCCTGCAAGCCGATGCCACCCCGGAACCGCTGAGAGGCCAGTTCGAGGGTCTGGGCATCGACCAACCGCTCGACATTGTCGAGCTTCGCGGTCAAGAGGCACGCGGCTTCCAGCATTCGCGCGTTGACGGGCGCGTGGCTGCCGCCGTGTGGGATCGGTGAAGCCGGTCGCGTGCGCCGCAGCACTTCGAGTTCCGTGCGGGTCTGGTCCCAGTTGTCGCGGATCGCGTCCGCTTCGATCTCGGGGCACCGCCCGGCGCAGATGCGGCGGATGGCGGCGATCCGGTTGGTCTCCGCAACGGCCCGTGCTCGCACCTCCTCGGCGGTCAGTTCGCTGTCGGTATCGTTCGGCACGGGTGGATCTCCGGTGTTCTGGTTGGCGGCAACGCTGGCCGAGGTTCGCCCGTCGGCCCCGAGATCAACGAAGCTGATCTCCCCGAGCGTGGCTTTGCGGACGACGTTCAGCGGGCCGCTCAAGGTCTGGCCGTTGACCAACACTTGCTGGTTCTCCTTGACGAACTCGAACTCCTCGACCGACGCCCCAACCGATGCTTGCCACGGGAAGCCGTTCTTCGCCGAGGTCACCACCTCGCGGGCGGCGGGCGTGTCGCGGGAGACGATCCCAGTCGCGACGAGCTGGCCGTCCTCGACGCGCACCGCGTCGGTGTGGCCGACGCCGGCAAGCGGGTCGTGCCCGAACCGGATCGGCCGCGATTGCGACGGGATGGCGATCCCCGCGAGGTCGAGGACGACCGGGTGCCGCCAGCCGGCGACTCGCATCGGCGCGCCGGTGTAGGCCACCATCCGGAACCGGGGCAGCGGCGGGGCATCGCCCGATCCGCCCGCTTCCAGATGAATGGTCGCAGTGGCTTCGAGGTTGAGCGTTCGGGGCGAGCTTGGTTGCTCAAGCGGCCGGTGTGGCGACAGCGTCTTCGGCATCGTCGGGTTCCTCGGAAGGCGTGGTCGGTTGGGCTTGAGCCGGAGTCAGCCCGAGCTCGGTCACGAGCGCGACTTCCTTGGCGCGCTGCCGCAGCTGGGCCTCCCAGTCGAGGCCCCGGCGTGCGTACTCGTCTGCGAGCGTGGTGGTCAGGTTCGCCAGACGGGTGGCCTGGGCGCTGGCTTCCTTGGCGGGATCGACGTGCTCGTGGCCGTCCCAGAACCACTGGTGCGGCCAGTCGGCGAACGGACCGAGGTCGGTCGGGAGCAGGCCGGGGATCAGCGTGGCCTCGTCGAACCACGCCGCGAGGATGCGGTCGAGGACGACGGCCTCGAGATGCGTCTGCTCGACGCGGATTGCCTTGAAGTACGTCTGGTGGTCGAGCCGACCGGAGGCGTAGTTGTAGCCCGACGAATTCCCCGCCGCGACGTTGAACGGCATGTTCAAGCAGCGAGCGATTTCATTCAGAATCTCGTGTTTGAACTCCCGGTACGTGGTGGCCGGTTGTTCCGCTTGCAACTGGCTCATCTTCCAGCCGCCGGGCATGGTCACGAGCGCCCGCTTCTCCAACTCGATCGGCTCGAACGGCTCTGCGGCGTCCGCCTCGCCGCTGGCCGGCGCATCCGTATAGAGGATGCCCGCGAAGTCAGCCGCGGTCTCGGCAGCCGCAATCACGGCCAGCGTGAACCGGCGCAGTTGGGCGAAGAGCGGCAGAGCGGGAGTGATGTCCGGGATGCCGCGGGCTTGCCCCGGGCGGTCGGCCCGGAACCAGTGGATCACCGACGATGCTGACAGCCGGTCGTATTCGAGGAACAGTCGCGACGCGCTGTCGCCGGGATGGTCCTTGAGAACGTGGTACTCGACCGGATTGCCCGCCGCGTCGAAGACGATTCCGTCCACACCGTTTGCACTCACAGCGCTCAGGTCCGGGGTGCAAACGCGGTCGGCCTCGACGAGCTTGAGGTCGAGTTGCACCGGCGTGGGCAGCCGCGGGTTGTTGGTCAGGACGGCGAAGCCTTCGCCCGATTCAGCCCGCGCCATCCGCAGCGTGCGGAGCTTCTCCGGCAGGGCGGTGGCCTTGGCCCACGCCGCGAACTCGCGCTCGATCCGCGTGTTGGCCTCACCGTCCTCGGTGAGCAACTGCAACCGCGGGCCGGTGCCCACTACGTCGTTGGCGAGCGTCAACACGATCCCGCGGGCGTAGCTGTTGTTGGCGACCTCGTAGCGGGCGCGGTTCCGCAGCACCCGCCGCACCTCGGCGCTGTTGGCCGCGTTTGCGGACAGCCCGTCGGCGTTCGCCCAGTGCCGGCGGTTGTCGTCGGTCGTCACCGCCGCGTCGTAGCGACCGCGAACGACGCGAACGATCCGCCCGCGACCGGGACGCGAAGGCTTGGCGCTCCAGAGGTTGGCGAGCCAGCGGAACACTCAGTCGGCCCCCGGCGGAACGAGTTTGTTGAAGCGCAATCCGCGTTGCGGCTGCTTGGCGGCTTCCTTGGACGCGAGGTAGCGGTCGGCCTCAATCTGGTCCGGGAGGGAGTGTTGCTCGACCGAGCCGGCGTCGCCCGATGCCTTCGCCGGTCCCTTCGCGTTCTGCTCGATGGTTTCGTCGAGATCGTCGGGCATTGGCGTAAGTCCACGAAAAAGGCCACTTCGGAACCGAATGCTGATTCCAGTGCATGGGCCTCGCTCGTTACCTACGCCGTCTGTTTTTGAGTTGTCCGCAAGCCGAGGATTTCCGCGAAATGACTGCTACATATGGCGATCCGAAGATGTCGAAGTGAAAACGGACTCAAACGTGACCACCTTCCGGTGGCAATCCAAGCATTCCTTACGTCGACGAATCCGACCATCTGGAAGCGGTTCTGTGTGGGTTGTCTTGAACCGGCGACAACCACAGCATGGGCAGCGGATGCCGCGTTCGGATCGCTTCGATTGGGTCTCCCTCATCGTCGTTTACTCCGTTGAAGTTCCGCGAAACTCACCCGCTCGCGTTTCGGCGCGGGCTTCACATCAGTGCCGGGCAAAGAACAGCCCTGCATTGACGCGGCGACGGCGCAGCCGACCACGCCGTCGAGCCAGTGGTTGTCGCTGCGCTCGGGACGAATCTTCCACTCGTCCACCGTGCGGCCACGCCCCTCGGTCTTCACGCGGTACTCGGCGGTCAGGTGGTCGGCGAAGAGCCGGTGCGTCTCGGCGTGGTCGCCAAAGAGTGACAGACAGCCGCGGTCGCCCAAAAGCACTGCGAGCCGGGCCTGCACGAATGACTTCCAGAAGTTGGTGTCGAAGAGAACATGCCGGACGGCGCGCTTCCCTTGCACGTTCGGGATGCGCCAGTGGTGGCCGACGCGGTCACCGGGCCGTCGCTTGTACTCGCTGAACGGCTGGCTCGATGCCCCGACGAACCGACCGTGCGACGGCATCAGCACCGAAGCGTGCGCCGACTCGCGGCAGAACTGGTAAACGACATCCGTGCAGGTTCCCCAGTTGGCATCGATCAAGCAGCGCTCGATCCGCAGAACCGCGCCGTCGTCGCGCGGCCAGTCGCGACCGAGGATCGCGGCGGTCAACTTCTCAAGACCCTGATAGATTGCGCCTTCGATTCCTGCCGCGCCAGTGGCAATCGCCAGCGTCGGGTTCGCCTCGCGGAGCGTGAAGTACGCGCGGCGCTGGTCCGGCCACGCACCGTAATCAAGAACGTAGCCGGTGAAGTCGTCCTCCCACCCGCACACGACCCAGAACAGCAAACTTCCCTGCACGTCGATAAATGCCGTGATGCGACCGCACGCCAGCGGCACCTCCCCGCGACCGCGTCGGTTAAACTTCCCCGCGATCTGGTCAGCGGTCAGTTCGTCGTCGCCGGCGACTTCTTCGAGCAGCGGTTCATTCTGGTACTCCGCGAAGAACGCAGCCTCATCTTGGAGCCGCAGGTTCATCGCGTGCTGAATGCCGGAGAGTTCGTCGTGGTTGAACCGCGCCGGCCACGCCACGCGCGAACCCGCGTCCATCGCTTCTTGGTTGACGCGGTAGAACTCGGTCGCCTCAACGCCCTCACGCCCTTCACGCAGACTTGCCGCGCGGAGTTCAGCGTACTTTTTCCACAACGCTTCATCGGTCGGGAACGAGTAGACCATCTTGGTCCGTTCTCCGTTCCACTCCGGATGTTTGTCGCGCGAGAGGATGTTGTCGGCCATGTCGCCGGGGCGGATGACCGTGCAGGGCATGATGCCGCTGATCTTCCGACCTGGACCGGCCAACCCCAACACCGCCCCGGCGAGGATGCTCTCGCGAGTGACGCACTGCGACAGCGACCGCGCCGATTCATCCGTCTGTGGGTCGTCGAGTACGACGAGCGACGGTCGCACAGTCTTGCCGTCGGCGCGCTTGTACTTCATGCCCCGAATCCGCCCGGTGATGCCCGCAACCTTGATGATCGCGCCGGACGCCTTGCTCTCCTCAATCGTTGGCAACACGACTTCCCGCGCCGTCCAGCCGATGTGCGTTCGCTCGCCCTTGTAAAGCTGCCCGTTGCAGCGGTTAGCGATCCCGTCGAGACACTGGATCGGGTAAACGACCTCGGGGAAGTCTTCGAGCAACAAATCGTTGCCATCGAGTTCCATCTTGATGGCGTCGAGCATGTCCATCGCGTGCCCTTCGTCACTCCCGATCAGGCACACGAACTCGCGGTGCCCGTACAGCACCGCCCAGATACAGGCGCACTCCGAGATCGAGCTCTTTCCCGACCCACGCGGCATCGCCATCGCAAAGAGTCCGCCGCGCAACACTGCCTGCTCGATTCGCCCGATCACCTTGAGGTGGTCGTCGGACCACGGCAGTGAAAACGTCAGCGGGAAGTAACTGTCGCAGAAGAAGCGAAAGTCCGACGCGGCCCGCGCCTTTCGTTCGGGGTCCACCACGTCCGGCAATTCACCAATATCCCGACCAGCCAGAGACAGCGCGAGGTTCCGCGCCCGCGAGCGGGTCTTCAATTCCTCGTAGGGATCGCCGGCTGGTTCCGGTTTCGGGGCGTGGCGCTGGGAGACCAGCCACGCGACGTAGCGGATGAGATCGACGTGCTTCCCGTCGCCGATCCGCATCCCGGCGCGAGAGCGATGGCGATAGAGCTGCCGTTCGCTGATGACCTCGCCACGCGGGGTCGAGTTCAGCAAGCGGCAGAGTTCGGAAGGCTTCAGCCGTCGCGGATCAGTCGCCATGTCCTTCCTCCGCGACCAACCACGCCGCGTAGTGAACCAAGTTGATCGTTCCGTCTGTGTTGGTCGGCGCGCCCGCGTCGATGTCCGCACGGATCATCGCTTCGGTCACACCGAATCCACTCACACGCGCCAGCATCCGGGCCGCGTCCGCGACTGAAAGCGCGGTGGGATTGAGCGTCGATTTGGCGCCTTCAGGCGGCATGTCGAATCCTCGAAAAACCTCAGGAATTCGGGTTTTACTGCGCTTCCATGTTCCGCGAACCGGCTGTAACTGTTGTCATCGCGTGCAATGGACACGCGAACATTATCAACCGGAGACTCGACCATGACCGACGCCAAGAGAGCCAAGATCGAACGCGAGTGCACCGCCGAACACGCCAAGGCCATCGCCCTGCTGGAACGGATCGGCAACCTGCTCCAAGACCTCCCCGCGCCGGGCAACGCCGACCAACCGATCCACTACGGACACATCGGCGACCTTGCGCGGGTCAACTACCTGCTCAAGGAAATCGAAACATTCCTCGACCGGAGCCAACGCGGAGAGTGAAGCCGAAACCCGCTTTCGCGGGTCGCGGCGGGTGGCTCCCGCCGCCTGAAGATGGCAGCCAAACACCACGAATGAGGACGAAGACCATGAGCGCGAAGAAGACCACCAAGAAGACCGCGACGACCAAGAACCCCAAGGCCACGAAGACCGCGAAGGCCCCGGAGCAAACGCCCGCACCGGACATCATCGATGCGGGTGGGGGAATCTTGGTCGAGATCGCACCGCCCCCCGCCAAGGCGAGCAAGAAACCCGGCAAGGCGAAGACTGCCAAGAACGCGAAGGCGGAGGCCAAATCCAAGAAGATGAGCGCCCTCGACGCGGCCGCGAAGGTGCTTGCCGACGCGGGCGAGCCGATGAACGCCAAGGCCCTGATCGAGGCGATGGCCAAGAAGGGCCTCTGGACCAGCCCCGGCGGCAAGACCCCGCACGCGACGCTCTTCGCGGCGATCCTCCGCGAGATCAACACAAAGGGGAAAGAGGCCCGATTCACCAAGGCGAGCAAGGGCCACTTCGCCGCGACGAAGAACGCCTGACGCAACCGGCCACCCTTTCGCCCACGACGCCGCGACACGCGGCGTTTTCTCGTTGGTCGGGGTTTTGTCAACGGTTGCCCTCCGACGCAACTCGCGCCAACGTGGGCGAACCGGTGGCGTCCACCTCGAGGAACCGCACTGGTTTGCCCAACTCCCGCGCGATCCGCAACTCTTCCCGCACGCCAACGCTCTGCGCCCACCCGTCGAGCATCAACACCACGACCTCGTCGCACCGTTCCATGTGAGCGCGGTCGATGCGTTCCCAGAATGACCATGCGGTCGGTAACTCGAACTCGACCAGCGCGTGGCTGTGGACGATCGGCGAGAAGACGACTTCGCCCGCCCGGATCAGCGTGACCGTTGCCCGACACGCCGCGAGGAAGCGTTGTTCACGGACCATCGGGTCGGGATGCGAGTACGGGCTTGCCAAGTAGATCATGCTGGCACCTCCGCGCTGATGCGTTCCGCTTTCTTGCCCGTGAACTTCTCCCAACGCTGGACGATCACATCGCAATAGAGCGGATCGAGTTCCATCAAGAACGCTTTGCGCCCAGTCTGCTGCGCGCCGATCAGCGTCGAACCGCTCCCGCCGAAGAGGTCGAGAACATGCTCGCCTTCACGCGACGAGTACTGCATCGCCCGCACCGCGAGTTCAACGGGCTTCTCGGTGAGGTGGACCATCGACTGCGGGTTCACCTTCTTCACGCTCCACACGTCGGTCGCGTTGTTCGGGCCGAGGTAGACGTGGGCCGCGCCCTCGCGCCAGCCGTAGAAGCACCACTCGTGGTTGCCCATGAAGTCCTTGCGGGTCAGCACCGGGTGCTCCTTCACCCAGATGACCGCCTGCGAGAAGTAGAGTTCGCACGCCTTCAGCACCGGCGGGTAGTTGGCGCAGTTGGCGTAACCGCCCCAGATGTAGAACCCGCGACCCGGTTCCAGCACGCGGGCGATGTTGCCGAACCACGCCGCGAGTAGCCGGTCGAACTCCGCGTCGGAGACGAAGTCGTTGGCCAGCGGACGATCCTTCGCCCGCAGCTTCTTGCCCGTGGGTTTGGCCTTCTCAGGGTGGCGTTCGACGTCGAGTTTCTGGTGGTGCGTGGTGCCGGCGAACGAGGACAGGCCGGCGGCGATAGCGTTGTTGGAACGCGGCTCGACCTTCACGTTGTACGGCGGGTCCGTGTTCACCAGGTGGATCATCGCGCCACCCAACAGGCGATCCACATCGGCGGGCTTCGACGAATCTCCGCAGAGCAAGCGATGATCGCCGAGCAGCCACAGGTCACCGGGTTGGGTGATCGCTTCGTCAGGCGGTGCAGGAATCTCGTCCGGGTCGGTCAGACCATCCTTCAGCGTCGGGTCGAGCAACTTCGCCAACTCGTCGGTGTCGAAACCGAGCAAGCCGAGGTCATAGTTGGCCTCCTTCAACCCGGCGAGTTCGATGGGCAGCAGGTCGTAGTCCCACGTCGCGAGCGACGCGGTCTGGTTGTCCGCAATGCGGTAGGCGCGGATCTGCTCAGCGGTCAGGTCTTTGGCAACGTGGACCGGCACTTTCTCCAAGCCGAGCTTGAGCGCGGCCTTGTACCGGGTGTGACCGCAGACGATGACACCTTCGGTATCGACGACAATCGGCTGGCGGAACCCGAACTCGCGAAGCGACGCCGCGACCGCATCAACCGCGTCGTCGTTCTGACGCGGGTTGCCGGGGTACGCCTTCACGTCGGTGATCTTCCACAGTTCGACTTTCATGGCGGGTGGCCTCTCAGAAGTTCGGACAGCGAAAACAAACTGTGTCCTGTAGCGCGGCTGTTCCCGCGGGCGTCACGAAAGCGAGATCGCGCCGGAAGTACCTATTGGGGATGACGATTCATACTCCACCGAGCATCGGTCGAGCCGAAGTAGGAAGAGAGAAGAGGGAGAAGAGGATTTCTTGTATTTCTTGCTGTTCTTGCGCTACCTCTCGATTCTCCCTCTCCGCTCTCCATCGCGGGTGGCTGCAATAACAACAAGAAAGGCAATAATTCGCTCATGCGCTTCCCTCCGTCGTGCCGACCGTCGGCGTGAGCCGGTAGAACAGGCCCGGACGTCCGCGTCGGCCGGTCGTGTGCAGTTGCGATTCAATCAGCCGCTGTTGCAGGAGAGTCTCGCGGACTTCCTCGTGTTCGCGGTTCGACCACGGCAGCTTCCGGTTCACCTTCCAGAAGGGCATCCATTCGTCACCGTGCTGCCGTCGCCATTGATCCAACACATCGAGCAATCGTTTCCGTTTGCCGTCGAACTCGCTCTCGCTGGCGTACTGCCGCGCCATGTAGAGCATCCGCCGGGTCTGGTGTTCGACGAATGAGCCAGCCCAAGTCGCCGCGATGGGTGTGATGATCGGGTTGTCGCGACACGCGCTTACCGCGTGGAGTAAGGCGAGCCGTCGGGCCTTCTCGTAAGCCCGTGCCCAGATCGCCATGCCCGCGGGATCGTTCACACGTTCGCAGCGGGCATACTCGGCGTCGGCACGTTCGCGGATGTCGCGGAATATGACCGCCGCTTCGTCGGTTTGCGGCACGCGGGTCGGCGTTGGATGCCAGTCGGCGAGGTTGCCCGATGCGCCGGGGCGGAAGTCGGCCCACCAGCGAGCGCCCTCAAGGATCGATGCCGGGATCGGTCCTTCGGTGTCGTCGCGACCGACCCCGCGACCCCGGCATTCGAGAATGAGCAAGCGGGCCAAGAAGCCGTTGGTCATGAGCCGTGCCGAGATCGCTTCGTAAAAGTGCTTGGGCACGGCGGTGCCAAACAAGCACAAACACGGTTGGTCGATCACTGATCGCTCTTGATTCGCCTTCGCCCGCATGACGTAGATGCTGGATGCCGACGAATACATCTGCAAAAGCATGGAGACGATGGCTTCGTGCCGAGCGTCGCGTGCCTGACCAACCCGCAGCAGAAGTCCGTCGATCTCATCGACCTGGAAGAGCGTCGCTGGCTGCACAAACAAGCGGTCTTCAATCCCTTCACCCGAGGCGAACGATGTTCCAAGGCAATCCGCGAGACCAGCCTCGTAGAGAATGCGTGCGTTGACCTTGCGCGCGTGGTCTTTCCCGACGCCGGAGTTCGCGAGACTGAGGACGTAGAGGTTCGTGCGGTTGTCCATCGCATCGCGAACCTTCCGACCGGCAAGCAATGCTTGCAGCGTCAGCGCCCCAGCGAAGGCCAGCACCGGTTCCGGGTACGGCGCTGTATCGAGCGTGTACTGCATTACCTCGTCGATAAAGCCCGGCACGCGGAGCAGCTCGTCGGGGATCGGGCCGGGATCGGGCAGTTCGGGCTCTTCGTCCGACACGGCATCGGCTGCCGCGTACATCTGATCGAAGTGGTTTTCGGCCATCGCCACCGCGATCTCGTCCGGCGCGTACCGCGCGACGCTGATCGCGATCCGGTCCACTTCGCGCTCAGCCAGTGGAGGGCAGCACCGGACGCGGTTCGTCTGGTGAAGCGCGGCGGCAATTTCCACTTGCCCCATCCCAATGCGGCGCATCGCGCCCGCCAGTTTCGCGAGTGTCGCGTTGCGTTGGCCCGACGGGATCGCGTTGGCGTCGGCTGGAGAAGTCGCGACGTTGGCCACCGTGGGCGTTCCTGTGGCCACCTTTGGCGAACCGTTCGCCAACCGGTCGAGTTCCGCGACCAACCACACGGGCGGTTCGGGCAACTGTGCGAGGCGGTCTTCAAGTTCGAGCGTCTCGGCCCAGCGGTATGGTCCTTCTTTGATTTCGGACGGTGCCGCGACGATGTAACCGCCGTCAGTGCGGACATCAACGCCGCGAGCGAACTGGCCTGTGGAGCACTTCCACGCTTTCCCTTCCAGTCGCCGGAACAGGAAATGTCGGCCGCCGCGGGGTGTCTGCGCAACTGCCCCCGCGCCCGCCAGATCGGTGGCGCGTTCGGGATCGCCGGGCCAAGGGTTGTTCGCGCCGTCAATGTCCACGACGAGCATCCCCTCGGTCGCGATGCCGATGTTGGCGCGTGGGTGCTTCCCCCACCATTCTTCAATCTGAGCGGTGTCGGTCGATGCATCGTGGAATCCGTGTTCGGTCAACGGCTTCTTGCTGCCGGGCCAACAGGGAAACACGCGGTAGCCCATCTCGGCGTAGCGCAGAGCAGCGGTCAGCAGTTCGCCCGGTGTCACCACGGAATTTCCTCCTCCGTGGTCGCCACGTTGTAGCCGAACGGGAAGAGTTCCTCTTCCTCCGGTTCTGGTCGCTCGATTGCTTCCGGGATCGGCCCAAACTGGTGATCGGTGATGCGGTCGTGTTCCTCACCCGTGACTGAACGCACGGTGATCGACTTCGTGTCAGCCAACCCACCGGCTTTCGCAATCTCGACCGCTTCGACCGCAGTCGTCGGGACCGGCAACCGCGACCGCTTCTTCCACCACGCGACCGCCTTTCCTCGCGCGTAACCAGTGTGTTCGAGGCAAACCCACTCCGATTTCCAGCGATGCCAGCCGACCTTGTAATCGACACGGAGCGACTTCGGCGCGTCGTCGCCCGCGCCGCGCTTGGTGTGGACGCTGTACACCACGTCGTGAACCGCGAACGTTTCGACTGTCACATGACCCGACAGTATGCCGGCCTCGCTTGCCTTGGCATCATGCTTGGAACGCTCGGGCGGCGGGAACTCGTAACCGCATTCAGGGCACACGGCGTAGCCGGCCGCGATGACGGCGTGGCACTCGGGGCACTCCTTCGCGGGAGCTTGGCCATTGCCCGCGTCGCGTTCTTTCACGCGAATCTGATCGACCGGACCGTGCCGCAGCACGTTACCGCCGAAGTCGAGGACGACGCAGTTTGTCTTTGACGGGTGCAGGCGGAAGCCACGCCCGACCATCTGGTAGTAGAGGCCGGGCGAGAGCGTCGGCCGCACCAGCGCCACACAATCGATGTGCGGCGCGTCGAAACCAGTCGTCAGCACGTTGACGTTGCACAGGAACTTCAGGTCGCCCGCCTTGAAACTCGCCAAGATCGCATCGCGTTCGTTGGTCGGCGTATCGCCGGTGACGAAACCGCACTCAACGTCGTGCTTCGCCTTCAACACCGAGACGATGTGTTCGCCGTGTTTCACACCACTGGCGAACATCAATACCGCGTTGCGAGTTCGCGTCTGCTCGACGATCTCGGCGCAGGCGGCTTCGACCAGCGCGGCATCGTCCATCAGCTCTTCGACCTCGCCGGCGATGAACTCGCCACCCCGAACGTGCAGCGCGCTGGTGTCCGCCTTCGTGCGTCCGGCCTTCGAGATGAGGGGGCAGAGGTAGCCCTGCACGATCAATTCGCGAACACCCACCTCGTAACACACGTGGTTCAAGAAGCCGTCGGACGTGCAGATCGTGCCCGACTTCAGACGGTACGGCGTCGCGGTGCAGCCGATGATCCGCAGGTTCGGGTTCACCGTCTTGGCGTCGTCGAGGAACTGCCGGTACATCCCGTCGCCTTCCGGTGGGATGAGGTGCGCCTCGTCCACAATCACCAAGTCGAACGGATCGAACTCGCACGCCTTCTTCCAGACCGACTGAATCCCGGCGACGATCACCGGCTCGCGCCGATCACGCCGCTTGAGGCCCGCTGAGTAAACGCCGAACGGCACATCGGGGCACACCGTTCGGAGTTTGTCCGCCGCTTGTTCGAGCAACTCCTTGACGTGCGCCAGGATGAGGACTCGCCCGCCCCACAGCCCGACCGCGTCCTTGCAGATCGACGCGATGACGGGCGTTTTCCCGCCGGCGGTGGGGATCACCACGCACGGGTTATCGTCGCGCGTGCGCAGGTGCGCGTACACCGCGTCGATGGCTTCCCGTTGATAGGGCCGCAATTGCAACATTCAGATACACCGGATGCGAACAATGGTTTTCCCACCCGCGACGGGCGAGCACTTGGTGATCGTGAGGCGGACGACTTGGCTATCGTCCGCGTAGGCCCCGCCATGCTGAAGCGCATCGAGCAGGGCCTTCTGCACGTTGTCGATGTCGCGCCGGCGGTTGTCGGGCGGGTAGACCTCAACTTCGACAGCCAAGTCGCCGGCCAGTGGTTCAGGCCGCAGAGCGGCGAGGATGGCCACCACGCTGGCGCGGAACCGCCGCCCCTCGCGGCTGATGAGCGTCGCGTGGCCGACCCGCCGCCAGTAGTGGTTGATTGACGGCGGGTACGGCAGTTCCACTTCGAGCATGGCAGCGTCTCCGGTTACGACCGCTTCCACGGCGGGGTGCCGTTGGTTGTCGGCACGGGCTTGGCTGCGGGCTGCTCGGCCGAAGTAGACTTGGACGAGTAGCCTTTCACTTCGTTGGTAACCTCGCCGGTGTCGTCGCGTTTCTTGCACTTGACGTGGATCACCAAGGGCAGGTTGTGCAACTCGACGGAGTCCTTCGGGGCCAGCACACTGACGGCGCGACAGATCGCGGACAGTTCCGCGCGGGCGATGGTGACCGCCGTCGCGTTCGGGTTGTCGAGGTTAAGTCGCGCCCAAAGGTAGCGACCCTTGTACGGCCCCTCGATCACCTCGAAGGTGAGTTGCAAGTAACTGCCGGTGCCGGCCTTGTTCGACTTCATCTCGCTCTCGGTGATGACGGCGAGGTACTTGCCGGCCGGGATCGGCTCGAAGTCGCTGGTCGGCTCCACGGTGTTGGCATCGAAGCCGTTCAGGTTAGCCATGGGTCGGTTCCTCGTTGGGTTGGTGAGTGGAAAGAGCAGCCATGAACGCCGCCCAAGACAGGGGCAGTTCTTCGGTCAGTCCGTAGCGGTTCTTGGCGACACACGCTGGGCCGCCGATGGTGCGCAGGACGCGCTCGCCGCCGTCCTTGCCAATGGCGTGGGCGATGGTCCGCTTGCGGCCGAACCCGGCGTCGTCGCTCTGCGTGCGGAACTTCCGCGTCGCGAACAGCACCGCGTCGCACCATTCGCTCACGAGCGCGGAAGCATGCTTGTGCAGCCGGGGCGAGTAGCGGTCATAAGGCGGTGCTTCGGGGTCCTCGAACTTCTCGACCTTCGCGTGGGCGATCAGCACGACCACCATGCCGCGCTGACTCCGCAACAGGTTGAGTTGGTCGATGACATCGCGCCAGTAGGTGAGAGCGTGGGTGTAGCCGCGAGCGTAACCGCCATCGGCCTTCTCGATGTTCTTCACGCTGAAGTCGGCGCACACTCGGTCCCAGATCAGCCGCTCCAGCCAGTCGAGCGAATCGAGAACGACCGATTCGAAATCGTGTGGCTGCGTGCGGAGTTCCGCGAGTGCGGCGGCCACCTCGTCAAGCGTGGCCGCGAGCGGGAACTTGGCGCAGTCGATCTCGTCGAGGCCGTCCTCGGTCGGCACGAACACCGGATTCGGGGCCTGCGCGCCGAAGGTGGACTTGCCGATGCCAGGCGTGCCGTAAACGAGCAGCCGGGGCGGTCGCGGTGTGCGACCGTGTTGAATCTTGGAAAGCAAGCTCACGCGCAAGCCTCCTGAGTTTTGTTGGGGCCGGACAACGCGCAAGAAGCTTGTCGGTAGACCTCGTATGCACCTTCGCCGAATTCGCGGGCGATCAATCCAGCGAAGACGCGGGCAATCAACCAGCCGGTGAAGGTGCTTTCGTCGATGAGAATGACGCGTTTCCCGATGTCGAAATCGGCATCCAACTCGACGTGAACGCGACCGACCAGACCTTCAACCGCGTACATGGCGAGGTGCAAGGTCGCCTCGGCTTCGGCAATCGGCACGCTGGGTCGAAACTCAAATCGAAGGGTTTTGTTCATCGGTTGTCCTCGTGGGAAGAACTGCCGTGCAGGAGCCACGGCAGTTACCTACGCCGTTTGCAAGCGAGTTGTCCGCGATCAGCCGTTTTCGAGTCCGGCTCGTTCGAGAAACTCCCGAATCACGAGACAGGCCTTTCGCAACGCGCGACGCGAAATGTGCATGTCGCACGCGACGGAGTTCGCTGTGCCGTTCATCAAGCAAAGGCAAATCTCCCGCAGATCTTCCGGCATTCGCATGAGGACGGCTTGGACCGCTTCGGCGGTTTCCCGAACGGTGATGGGGTCCGCTGGATAAACGCCGATACGCCGGTAGAGGTGTTCGGGAGAAAGCCCGCTGGACATCGGACTTGGCCGCGCGCGGTGACTGTCTTCGCCGTCGAGCGAAACGACGTGCCCGCCTTTGCCGCGTTTGAGCCGTTCACGATTCCGCACGATCTGGGCGACCGCCGAATTGACGACCCGGTCGATGAACGTGTTGAGGGAGGCCTTCGCCGGATTGAACCCATCGGCGCGTTCACAAACCATCAGCCAGAGTTCCTGCTGAAGATCGTCTTGATCGGAAGTGAGGAAATCGCGACGCCGGCAGAGTTGGCGAGCCTTGAACCTGATGAGTTTCTTGGCGTAATCCGTGAGAACGAAATCTTTCCCGTGCGTACTGTCCACGACAGCCTCCGGGGCCGGAAGCTGTCAACCACGGTCATCCGCTCTTGAGGAGCAGGAGCGTCGCGTCGCGGTGCCTCACCGCGAAACCGCACGAGCGCTTTTGACTGCCGGGTTATGAACGCCTCACGGCCTTACCGGCCGCCCGGCGTGTCGCGGTTTGCGACAGCCCCGCACGAGATCGGGGCCGCGACCGCGAAGCGAAAATGCCTACTCCTCCTTGGGTTTTGCACGAATCAGGTTTTTTCCCTTCCTGTCGCGAGACCGCGACGCGACAGGCCGGACCACGGAATCGCTGTCTTCGGCATTGAGCACTTCCCCCGCACCGCCAGCCCGCGTGACGGCACGCTGAACTTGGTCCTTCGAGATTGTCGAACAAGTTTCCTGTGAGAGGAATTCAGCCGCTTTGCGGACTGAGCCGTGCTGACGGTAGGCCGCCAAGAACACATCGTCCGTCAGGTTCGACTTGTGCTCGGCTTTCATCTGGCGACGAATCATGAGTGTGAGCTGCTCGGAGGTGACGGCAACGACATCGCGTGGAGCGGTATCCGCTTCCTGCACGGCGGTCGTGATTTCGAGCGGGTCGATGTCGAGACCGGTTTCGCCGATGGTTGCCACTTGATCGAGAGCGATCACCGGCGGCACTCGTCCATTCCAGAAGTCGGCAGCAGGCTTGAAATGGGGAACGAACACAATCGGCTTGCGGGCTTGCGTGATAGAACCGCGAATACTCGTCGCGTCGGCCCAGTTCAAACCGCGGGCCAGCAGCACGTCACGCGAGGTTCCCTGCCAGTTCGTTCGACCGAGCCGCCACATTCGATTGGGCGACAATTCACTCACCTTGCCGGTGAGCTTGAGCGTAGCAGTGAGTGATCGCACCAATGCGCTGAAATTAACCGCCCACTGGCGGCGAGCGTCACGCGACACCCGGACGCGAAGACCTTGGGGGCAGGTGATGAAGTAGTAGGTAGTCCGGCCCGGTCCTTCGCAGGCAAGTACCTCCTCGTAGTGCTCGTGGCAGTCGGGACAAAGAACGCGGTTGGCTTCCTCGCCCGGAATTAACAGGCCAAGGTCGAGCAGGCGGGCGAACACGCCGCCGGGCCACGCCGAGACGTTGTGAACCGACACAATCGGCGTGACGGCGTCTGCCAACGGGCAGAATAATTCGAGCGGATCAGGCACGGAGAATCCCCCAGCGGCGAATGCAGCGTTCCCCGACAACGCGAACCTCATCGGGCTTGCTCTTGAGGTCGCAGGTATCGGGATAGCCGACGTTGAACGTCATCGTCTTCCCCTTGCGATGACCGTCACTCAGGAACTCGATTTGGATACCGACCTGCACGACATGCAACTGAGATAGCGTTAGCCCGAAGGCGCTGCAAAACTTGGATACCGCAACGCGGAAGTCGGCAAGACTCGACTTTTCTTTCAACCGGAGTTCACAGCCTTCGAGGACGGGATCATCGAAATTCGGAACCACCTTGACGCGCCGCAACCGCACTTGGGAAATCTTGTCATCGGGTTCCGTCGTGAACGCGAAGGAAGGACCGAGCAAGTGGTCGAGTTCGTAGCTCGCGCGGATCGGGTCGGTGTCTTCAACCGTCACGTCAAGCACCGACTTGCAGAACGCGCGGCGCAGGGGCAACTTTACCTGTTTGCCGCCTTTGGCGATGATTTCCAGCGCACCATCGGCAGGCTCGAAGATGAATACGTCGTGGAATGCGTATTCCAACTCGCGAGGCGTCAGATCGCCTTGCTTGTCGAATCCCAACCGCTTGTCGGCCCACTCCGGCAGGTAGGCGTAGAAGTAGTCCGCGCCGTTCGCCCGCCGGTAATGGTTGACGCGGCAATGATTGGCACGCAGTTCCTTCTCCCGATAATAGCCGCAGACGCTCTCCTCCAACTTCGTGATGAGGTCATTGGTGACTTCGAGCGGCTTCTTCTCCAACCCATTCCATCGGTTGGAGAACTGCCCGCCGCGCAACGCTTCCGCCCGTGCGAAGATCGCGGCTTGGTCGAAAGCATCGCGCGCGTCGAGATAAGCCCACAACGCCTTGTCCTGGAGCCCACTCCACGCTGCGAAAGCAGCCAGGTTCTCCGGGCAGCGCCACTCGATGTCTTCGACGAGAACGCGTTGGCTCCGCTCGTCGGCCAGTTCGTTCACGTCTTGAAGTATGACCTCCAGTTGTCGCCGAATCTCGTCGTCGAGAACGTTCCATCCGTCAATGATCGGAGCGATGTCGTGGGGTTTCAGGGAATCCCACGGCACCTCACCCAAAACGCCGAGCTCGCTGAAGAGTCGGCGCAACAGCGATTTGTCGAGCAACCTGAGTTGCTTCTTCAAGTCGAAAGCTTTGGCCATGGGCCCTCCGATGGTGTTTCCCGTTCCCTGAACAGTAAACACCGAATCAAAAAACAACGCCCGTCAGTCGAACAACGACGCTTCCTTCTTGCGGGCGAGGTAACCGAGGTCTTCGAGGCGTATCCGCATCGCGCCGGGAGATACTTGGAATTGCTCCGCGAGCGGACGGCTCAGGTGTTCCAAGATTGCATCAGCGTGCGAGTCAGCCCCCATCGTCATGCTGCCGCGTCGGAGAAGTTCAGCGGTGAGGATTTCTTGCTGCTTTTCGCCGCTCAAGTCGCTGAGTGCGATTGGCCCCACGTCGCAGTGCCACTGCTCCCATGCATCCTTGACCATCGCTCGCGGCATCAGTAAGTGCGCAGCGAAGAAATCCGCCTGCCATTCAATCGGCTTCTTATCGCTGGAACGGCAGACGACGTCCGGCTTTGGCGCAACCTCACCAAACAGCGACTTCTGATCATTGCGGAGGAGGAAGTGCTTGCGGTGCAGCCACCAGTGGCCTGTTTCGTGTGCGAGCGTGTAGTGGTACCGACCACGCTTGGCGGGGTTTTTCTCGGGGTCGAGTTGCGTATCGATGGCGATTCGCTTTTCGTGGAACCAAATCGCGCCGTGGATGTCGCCGTGCCCGAAGAGCGCCTGCAAGTCCATGATCTCAAAGGTGAGCTTGAGGTGCAATTCGACGATCTCGTCGATGGGAACGGGTGGCGCGATCACCGGGTACTTCTCCCGTGCGAACTCGGCGAGCAACGCGTTGGCCTCGGCTTCGATGGCGGACTTGGTCAGGTACGGAACATCGGCGCTCAT